TATCCTATTCATGGAAAACCGCGATCGTGTATATGATACTACTGTGTACGAGCTAACAGGTACTTACAACGTAACAGACCAAGACTTTGATTTAAGCCAATTTGGTCTGTTCTTAAATGCTGACACGCTGTTCATTACGTTCCATACAAACGAAATGGTTGAGCGACTAGGTCGTAAACTAATGGCAGGTGACGTTATTGAATTGCCTCACTTGAACGATGACTTGCTACTAGATGCTACTGCAAAGAGCATTAACAAGTTTTATGCCGTTCAAGATGCAAGTCGTTCAGCAGAAGGCTTTGGACCAACATGGTGGCCGCACTTATGGCGCATTAAGGCGGCACCTATCAATGACGCACAAGAATATCGTAGCTTGCTAGGCAATCCTGAAGATGAAGATAGTTTAAAGAACGCACTAAGCACTTACAACAAAGAAATGGAAATTTCAAATGCAATTGTTGCTAGTGCTGAAACTATTACTCCAGCGGCTGGATATAAAAATACAGAATTTACAGATGCAACTTATGCTCCTGTGATTAACGGATTCGACGGAAGCGGTACTCCTGTGACAGAAGTTACTACTCAAGAGCAGGCTGCTCAAAATGGAAGTACTTCAAATGTCCCTACTGGACTAGCTTTCCCGATTGCTCCAGGACAAGGTGACTTGTTTATTAGAACAGACTTTAGTCCACAGCGACTATTCGTGTACAGAGGTAACAAGTGGTACCGCGTTGCAGACAATACAGGTACAGGATGGGCAACATCAACAGTTAACGCTGGCACATTTATTAACAATAGTGCAACTACTACAACTATAGACGGTACAACTGTTCCACAACGTCAACCACTAAGTGGCGTATTTGTAAAACCTAAGGCAGACAATTAATGGCACAACAATATTTTTATGATGAGCAGATAAGACGCTGGTTATTACAGTTTATGCGACTGTTTGGCGGCTTCTCTGTTAAGATGGGCAAGGACGAAAATGGTGCAGACTACTTCCACCAGGTGCCTGTTCGTTATGGCGATACTACTCGTATGAGCCAACACATTCTACGCAAAAACAGCGAAAACACATTGCTAAGTGTTCCTGCTATCAGTTGCTATATTGCTGAACTTGTACCTAATGCTGAAAGACGCATGACTCCAAGTTTTGAAGACAGCGTTCAAATTTATGACAAAGCATACGATCCAGTAGCACAAACATTTACAGATCAAGTAGGTGAAACATACACATTAGAGCGACACGCTCCTATCCCGTTCGACTTGACAATTAACGTTGATGTATGGACAAGTAACACTGAACAAAAGCTTCAATTGCTTGAACAGATTCTATTGTTATTCAATCCAAGTGTAAACTTACAAAGCAGTCAAAACCCATACGACTGGACAAGTTTAGCAGTTGTTGAACTTATCAACATTACATGGACTGCCCGTAGTATTCCGCAAGGTACAGACGAAATGATTGATGTTGCAAGTTTAATCTTCCAACTGCCAATCTTCTTAACACCACCTGCTAAGGTCAAGCGTCAAGTTCTAATTCATAGTATCTTAAACAACATCAATGGCAATTACAGTTTCATTGATGACGTAAGTATCAATGTAAACAGTCAGCCTATTTCAACACGTCAATGGATTACATTTAAAGATCGACATATTCGTGTTAGCGAAAATAGTATTCAACTGTTAACTAGCAGTAACTTAACAACTGAAAGCAATGGTGAATTTCCGGGCTTATTACGTTGGAATGAACATTTCCAAAAGTATGGCGGTATTAAAAATGGTATCACCGAAATACGACTAAAGTTAGGCGATTCTGTTAACCCCGACGAAGTTATTTTACGTGTCACTGAAAACACAGAAAATGAAAACTTGCTTCACTATACATTAGACACTACAACGTTGCCGAACGATACAATTACTATGATCAATGGCATTATTGACCCTAGCAATAGTTACCCGGCTAACGGAAATATCCCAGCGGCTCAAGCAGGACAGCGTTATTTACTAACAGAGTCTGTTATACAAAATGGCATGTGGGGTAATGTTGTTGCTGATGCCAATGACATTATTGAATACAACGGTAGCAATTGGATTGTTAGCTTCGACTCTAGTGCTGTTAATGCGCCAGCATACACTACAAATGCAAATACTATGGCTAAGTTATATTACACAGGCACTGAGTGGGTGCTTGCTATACAAGGTATTTTTGAACAAGGTTACTGGCGTATTGTTAACTAAGTAAAATTATGAGAGCAGTTGGTGCATTAATTGTTAGTAAACGTACAGGTCGTGCATTAATGCAACTTCGTAGTCCTACAGAAAGTCATAGCATGTCTTGGGGACTATGGGGCGGCAAGATAGAAGGTGAAGAAGGCGACTTAGAAGGACTTAATAGAGAGCTGTGTGAAGAACTTGGCGGAGCTGGTGTTCCTAATACTGTTGCGATGAGTCACGTTTATACTTTTACAACTCGAGACAAACGATTTAGACATGTTAGCTATCTGATTTTATGCGAAGAAGAATTTGTTCCTACAATTGATCACGAAAGCGCAGGCTACTGCTGGGTTAACTTATGGGAATGGCCGCAACCACTGCATCGTAATACCGCTAAGATGTTTAACAGTCGCGGCTTTAGAGAAGCATTAGAAGGTTTATTAGATGGCGTTAAGAATAATTAAAAATACGCTCAACGAAGTTGAAACCTATAACGGTCCGCATAAACAACTAGACTTTCAAAGTTGTTGGTCATTACAACTACAAAATCCATTTCTTAATAAAATGTACAAGGAATCAGTGCCTTACACAGAGCGTTGGTTCCTTGAATCGCGACGTCTTATCAACGAAGAAATGTGGAGCCATCCTTTGCTTGTTAGCATAGTGCTAGATCAAAATCTAAGATTTAATTTAGTAAAAAGCACTCTGGTAGACGGAGCAATAATGCGAGACATTTTAAATAACGAAAGCATGCCAGAGTATCATACTTCTGCAAGCGTTAACTTAAAAAAATTAATTAGGTGGTGTGCTTTTTTTGTTAGTTTGCCTGATTCACAAGAAACTCTCGTTGCCCTAAATGGCCAATCTCGCGACTAAGATCAAGATCGCAATGAATTTTGATTCCGTTGTTGAACATTAGATCACAAAATCCCATATCCTCTCCGTGCCAGGTATTTGACATTTCGTGCCATTTAAGGGGGAAGTGCGGTGCTTCAATATTGTCAGTAACTGATGACTTCATTAGCAAACACCCAAAGCCAGAATAGCGAACAACTTCTAATCCGTGTTTTGTAGTATCAACTGGCTCTACAGGATCTATGTTATAAAACGCAGTTGGGTGAAACGGCGGTACTCGTTTAGAGTATGTTGCACAAACAATTTTCTTTTTGTGCTCTAACAATCTTACAATTGTATCTTCAGGAAACGTCATGTCGCTATCAAACCACATGATGTGATCAGCATCGTGCTTAAACAATGCAGTGTTTAATAAAACTTGCCGTTGGTTACTTAATACTGTACCTGCATCCATATCTAGTACAACAGGTATTCCTTTTGATTCAGTATAACGAATTGCGTTGATTAAACAAAAGGTAAACATGGCATGCACCATGCCATTTGTAGGAACACAAATAACAACCTGCTCACTTAGTGCAGGTTGTTGATCAAATAAATGTCGACCTGATTTTCCAAACATTACTCTTCACTAGAATCGTCAATGTTAGCAACGTTAGCTTTACGCTCAGCAATTCGGGTAGTTTTATTAATTACGTTAAGGAATGTTTGGCAACGAGTAATTGTGTCTTCGTATAGTTCACTTGGTAGCTTTAACATCTGACCCATGTTCTCTACTGAAACTTTCTGACAAATTGCTTCGATGGCAGCACGTTTAGCAAGCTCTTCAACCCAAAATGCGGGCTCGGCTTCTTCGATTGCTTGGGTTACATTTGGACCAATTTCTGCTTTTAGTTCTTCAATTCGAGAATTGATGATGTTCATCTCTTGAAGGATGTTATCCTTTTCCCAGTCGTTTGTCGACTTACTATATTCGCTGTTTAGAAATTCCATCTCCTGGCAAAGAGATACTAGTAATCTAGGTCCAGTAGCTACGCCGTAGACAAAGTTTTCTCGTTCAAAATTTGTTCTAAAAGGTACCTGCTTCAACACTGCTCGCGTGTTGTTTAAAATTTCGTTTTGTGATAGTGCCATTAAAAAGCTCCTTAGTATGAAACTATATATGCGTTTAAAATGTCAATGTTTTGTCCAAAAGAAAAGGGGCATTTCTGCCCCTTTCTGTTTGTATCTAATTTAGATACCGTAAGGCGTAGTACGTCCACCAAACTTGCTACTTAAACTAATAGCGCCTGATGATACGCCAACATAACCGCCTAGTGTGCCACGCAATGAAATATTTGCGCCTGCACCAGGTGTGCTGTTAGAGTAGCCTTTACGAACGTTTGTAAACGTAATTGCTGATCCAGTTGCTGGAAGAATTGCCATTTTATTTGCCTCCTCTAGTCAATGGATTAGTGTAAAGTCTTCTTTACAACTGCCTGTAGTTCCTCAATTTGAGCTTGTTGTTCTTTGATAGCATTAACTAAAACAGAAACAACTTTGTCGTAACGAATTGTCTTATAGCCTTCTAACGCTGACTGTGTAACTAATTCTGGTAGTACTGCTTCAACTTCGTCAGCCATTAAACCAATTTGGTCCATGTGCTTTGGAAGACCTAAAGACTCAGCAAGCTCACTTGAATCGTATGTGTAACCATTAATTGCCATAACTTTGTTTAGTGCGCCGTCAATCTTAGATACATTTGTTTTCAAACGTGAGTCAGAGTAGTAAGCTGTAATTTCACCAGTTGCTGTGATAGAACCTTGAACAGCGATTGAACCAGTGAATGTGCCACCGCCCCATGGGTTACCAGATGGACCTGTTGGACCTGTGGCACCTGTAGGACCTGTTGGACCTGCAACACCTTGTGGACCCTGAGGACCTGTTGGACCTGTTGGG